AAGACCCGTTAGTGCCGTGCCGAGCATGTCGACCTGCTGAATAGACTTCGCCGCGCTCTCGCCGAAACGCTCGGACATTTCGGTGGTTTCGTTTGTGCTCTTTGTGAAAAAGAACATGGCAGACGCGGCGGCCGTGATCGCCCCGACTATCAAGCCGATGGGATTGCTCATAATCGCCTTTCCGAGACCGTGAAACGCCATAGACAACAGATTCGTCGCCCCCGTGCTCGCGGTCTGTGCGGCCGTGTTCGCCGCCGTTTCGAGTGTGTTTACGCGCTTTGCCGCGGTGTTTAGCGTCGCTTGCTTGCTGCTTAGGCTCTGAATCGCGGTGTTCTTCGCCTTTTCGGCGGTGTTCAATCGCTCCTGCGCCGTGGACAACGCCGTTGTCGCCGCTTCTATTCTCTTCGCGTTGCCGCTCATCATGGCCGCGCCTACCTGCGAACGCTTTGCCGCCACGGCTTCCGCGGCTTTCTTTTCGCGCATCGTAGCGAAGGCGATTTCCTTTTCAGCCGCCTGCACTTCGATTTGGGTCGTCTGAACGAGGGCTTTTTGCTTTTGCAGCTCTGCGTGAACTTCCGTTTGAACGGCCTTCGCGTAGGCCAATGAAGAGGTGGAGAGCTTCATCTTTGAGAGCTTGGCCTGCTGCTCCAACGTCAAGACGCTTCTAAGCTGTTGTCCCGTGTTCAAAACCTTTGCCGTATCCGAAACCTTGCGAATCGCAGCCAATGTCACAACCGCGGCCTTATAAGATCCGATTGCCGCAGCAGCGGTGAGCACGACCTTCCCGACCGTCCGCCAGTTCTCGATGAGTTTGCCCGTGATGTCGAGCGCGCCCGAGATATTCCCCTCCTGGCTCTTGCCGATCTCGTTCGTCATCTGCTCCCACGCGTCCTCGATGTTAGATAGCTGTCCCTTAATCGTCTTCGACTGCTTCTCCATCAGGCCGCCGAACTTGCTGCCTTCGCCCGTCAACGCTTCGATAGCCTTCTGCACTTCGGGGAAACCGATCTTGCCCTCTTCGACAAGTTTCTTCACCTCGCTCTTGTTCTTCCCGAACTGCTTGGCGAGTTCGTCGGCGAGGGGAATACCACGGCCGAGGAACTGATTGAGGTCTTGTGTGTACAAGCGTCCCTGCACCATGGTTGTGCCATAGAGGAACGCGAGGTCTTTAATCGGGATTGACAAACCAGCGGCGATGTCGCCGAGACGAATCAGCGTGCCGTTCACTTCGTCGGCCGCCATGCCGTATGCGAGGAGCATTTTCGACGACTCGGCAATTTCCTTCATCTCGAACGGCGTTGTGGCGGCCGTGTCGATGAGTTGCGCCATCAGTGCGTCGGCTTGCGATTTGCTGCCGAGCATCGTTTCAAACGCGATCTCGAGCTGCTGGTATTCGCCGCGTACCGTGGCGATGGCCGACGCAAAGTCTTTCAACTTGTCGACGGCAAACAAGCCCGCGGCCGTTTGTGCTGCCTTTGCCATAAAGCCGTCCATGCTTTGCAGCTCGGCGTTGGCCGATTCGCTTAAGCTGCGGAACGATTCCCGAGAGCGTTGCAGCCCTTGTTGTAGTGATTCGTCGTTCAGCAGAACGTCAAAATAAAGTCTTCCGGTTTCTTGATCCATGGTTCGTTATGTTATGCCGAGAATTTCTCGTACTCGTGCTTGATTTGCGGGGTCGCTCGCGTCGATTACATCGTCGTCTTTGCCCTTCTCGTCCTTGTCTGTGTCGTAGGATGGGAGAGCCGCCCCGAGCATGATTAGGTTCGTGTAGCTCAATTCGTAGAGCACGTAGCCGAGCGAGAGGTTAAAACCCTTGACTACTCCTCCGATGATTGCCCAGACGCTGTCGTTTCGTTCTCCACTTTCGTCGGTCTGAGAAGATTTACCCCTTTGAGGAAAGTGGTAAGCGCGAAAAAACTTGCGATCTCCATCTGCTTCAGCGTGTCGGCCACAATCGCTTGCACCTCCTTCGCCGTGCAGTGTTCGAGGATCTCTTCACCGAGGACTTCGCCGCGTGTGCGTTCCTCCGCGCCCTTCATCCCGAGCCAACGCTTGATGCGTGCAAAGGGGTAAGCATCGGCTTTCTCCTTCGCCACACGTGCGCCGAGTATCAACGTGGCGGCAAGCAACCCGAGGGGCTTACACGATGCGGCATACGCCAAACTCGCGGTGATGACATCCGCCCCTTCCTTGTCGGGCGGAGTGGGTAACGCGGACACGATTTCGGAAACAGTGATCAATGTTGCGAGAGTGGGCGGTTCGACTTCGTACGTCGTGCCGCCCACCTTTATCTTCGTCGGGGTCTGCAATACTGCGGCCGCAACCTTTTGTTCTTGCGTTTTAGACATTTGTGTTTTTTATCAGTTGTTTAGGGGCGCGAGGTGGAATCGAACCACCTGCACTCGTAGCCCTCACTTACCCGAGTGCCCTTCCTTGCGCGCCTGTGCATTTCTCGTGGTTGGGGTTTAGGAGATGACCTGCATTTTGAAAGCGTTGCCGGTCTTCGGCTTGAGAACCTTTACCTTGTATCTGTACTTTGCGCCTTCCTTCGTGGAGAACAAGATCGACGAGGATACTGTGGTTCGATCTGCCTGCCATCCTTGACACGTCGGGTCTTCGGGGATGTAGCGGAACGCGTGTTCTCCATCGATGATACCGTCTTTGTCGGTGAATGGAAGAGCGACGCCCTTCTTTACAAACGTATCAAAGATGATTTCATAAGTAGAAGGCGAGGTTCTGCTGTCGACGATGTTCCCGGCCTCGTCCTTCGCTTCAATGGTTTCCCCTTCTTTGGTCTCGACCCTGAGGGAGTCTTGTGTGGGGATATCCAGCTTTTTCCACTGAGATCCTGTTTTTGGCGCTCCATTTTCGGACACCGTGGACTCTAAGCTTCCGATGCCCCATGTCAATACTGCCATAGTTCTGTGTTTTTGTGTGGTTAATGTGTGTTTAATCTGTGTCATCGTCTCCGAAGAAGTCGTATTCGAGCCTTACGACGATGAAATGTTCGTGTAGCTCGGGTGCTTCGTCGGTGGCGATCGTCTGTTGTAATCGGAATCGATAGTTCGAGTCGCGCGTTGAGAGTGAATCCACCCATCGTTGTGCGGCGCGTTCTATTTCCTCCGTTCGGGCGCTGTCTTCGGTCAGCACGCCGTTGTCGTACGGGTCAATATCGGGGACGAAAATGTTTATCGTCACAACGCCCCGTTGGATGTCGCCCGTCGTTCCTGCGGTGAAGATCACCACGGCATCTTCTTTGGGACTGTCTCTCGGGCGCTGTCCTTCGCGATACACGCCGCCGGTGATCACTTCGGCGATCGGGCTTTTGCGAAGTTTGCGGTAAACGTCCCCTTGTACTTGTCGGGAGGTCTTCGCCATGGTTAGGTTCTTTTGTTCGATGATAGTTTAGCGAGCATCGTCGGAACGAGATCCTTTGCTTCGAGTGTGGCGCTGTCGAGCACGTCGCGTCCGCGGTTGGAAACGTGTACGGCGTAGTCCATACCTGCGACGACGATAAGCGCAACGCCGCTGCTGTATTTCTTCGCGAGTTCCGATGCAAAGCGTCGGCCGTCGTAGCCGCCGTTTTTCGTTGCGGTCGTCTGGGATGTGCCTTTCGGGCTGCTTCGGCTTTTCGATTTCGCGGGCTCGAAGTTCGTACTCCAGCGAATCTTTCCGTCGATCACGATCACCGCCCCGACGGAACTGCGGAGATTTCCCGTTTGGTCAAGATAGCTTCCCTTTCGTCGGGCGGTTGTCACGACGCGAAGTGCTACGTATTGGAGCGTGCGAATGAACGCTTGCTCGTACTTCTGGCGGAACGATTCGAAATAACGCTCGACGGCGTTGTAGTCTGTTCGGTCTACTACCGGCATTTCTTCGTGTTGGTTTAGATCCAAAGGCGGATTTGGCAAACGGCTTCGAGTGGTTCGATGCGTTGAACGGAGAAATCCCCGATGCGTCGGCCGTTGCGGTCTGTCAGTCGGACTTGCTCCCCGTCAAAGGGCTGTTCGTCGATGAGCACCGTGTAGGCCGAGGGGGTGAAGTGTTCGCCGTGCGTCGTCCCGAGGGCATTGTAGTGCACCGCGGCATATTGACACGGGATTTCTCCGACGTATTCGCCCGACGACCGCACGGGGTGTCCCGTCTCGGGGTCAATGCCCGATGCCGTCTTTCGTTTCACGGCCAAATGTCCGTTCGAAATAATCATAGACTGTTGCCTTTATATCCGTATTTAGACGACGGCGCGGCGAGGTCTCCGAGTTCTTCAAAGATGGCGGCCGCTCGTGCTCGATACGCCTTGCGCTGTTCGTCGCTGAACGTGTAGTTTTGTCCGCCTTGCGAGATGTTCGGGGCGGCGGCGAGCCACGTTAGCACGTCGGCTTCGGCGAGACGATAGGCGGCGCTTCGGAAAACGTCGGTCGTCGCTTCGGCATCACGCGAAAGCCCGCGTCGAATGCACACGCCGTCAAGCGTGGCACTCGGCAGAGGGTACATAGATATGCCCCGAAGGGCTTGTTCTACTGTATACATCGTTTCGGGCTTTCGTTGTGTTACCAGTCTTTCGCGTCGGTGCGGAGATAGACGTTTTCGTATGCAGTGTCGAGTACGGGGATTGCGTCAGCTTCCCCGAGTGTGAATTCTACTTTCGGGTTCAGCTGTCCGTACTTCTTTACAGTCGTATGTTTACGTTTTGTCGTAATACCAGCTTCGTCCGACTCGTCGAGCAGACTGTATTGGGTCGTTCCGAGCCTCGTTGTTGCAGAAAGCACAAGGCGGTCGTCTTCAAAGGGGTTGCCCGTCTGCATCGTTCCATCATTGAATTCGCGGGTGATCTTCTGGTTAATAACGCAGAGCTGCAATTCGTTGAGAAACGGATGATTAGATAGCATCACGTTTACGTCTTGAATCGTCGGAGGTTGCCCCGCATTTGCCGCGTTGGCGAGGGGCGAGGAACAAGCCTTGATGATTTGCTCCGATGAACAGATCTTATACATCAACTTCTTGTTGACAAACGCGTATTTCGCGTCTATACCCTTAGTGTCCGCGAGTTCTATAATCTTGACGAGATCGCCGATGATGTCGGCATTCGACTTGTCGCTCCAATCAACGGAACTCTTGACCTTCATACTCTCGTCTACTTGATAGTCGAGATTGAATTCGTTAGCGAAAGTCGCGTTCGTCGTTGTCGTGAATTCAAGCTTGCCGGCGTTTGATGCGAGCTTCCATGCAATATACTCCAACTCGCTCTGCACGCCGTTAAAGCAAAAATCAACGTCTCGCCCCCAATACCGAGCAAGACTTGCCGCATCACGATCTCTAGAAAGAGCGAGTGCAGTTTGGTACTTCTTCAAGTCCGAGCGCTCCATCTTGCGGAGGATGGCAAGATAGGGGATGTCTCCGCGCGCCGACTCGAAGATCGGTCGACCCTTGCGGATCACCGAGGAGTTGTCGGAATGAATATCTGCAGCTACGTTCTTTCGCCCAACTTGGTTCTCCAGCGTCTTCCACGAGAAGTCAAAAGACTCCTCGACGGGAAAGTGTGTAGCAAAATAAAAAGGCCGAACGTCGATGCTATCGACACGAGCCTTCACCATCTGCTCTGTGAGGCCTTGAATCAAAGTATCTGTAATCATCGGATTTTAGATTTAATAGTTGAAAAAGGATCTATTACAATTGACGGCATTAGTCTAACTGTAGCTAAAGTCTCCAAAGTAAACTTTTCAGTATCTGTTATCCCTCATACCTTGGAACAAACCATTCTTAAGAGTAAACAAGTCGGGAGTACAGTAAATCTTGAAAATGATATCTTAGGTAAATATGTGCAAAAACTGATGGATAACTCTCCAAAATCAGAAATATCTAAGGAACTATTATATCAAAATGGATTTTAG